CTCGTGCGCCTCGGTCGCCTCGATCCCCTGCTTCGCCTTCCCGAGGAGGCGTGCGTAGTAGTTCGGTCGGTCGAGCTTCAGCGGCTCGCCGCCGTTGCGTCGGTGCGTGACGACGAGCGCGACGATCTCCTCGTCTCGCCAGCCTGCGTGCGCCGCCATCGACGCGAGGCTCATGTCGTACTCGCTCTGCGAAGGGAAGTCCTTCCCGCGCTCGCGTCGCCAAGTTGCTGCGAACTGCGGCGCGAGGTCAAGCATCGCGAGCAGCTTCGCGCTCGGCGGCTCCATCCCCGCGTCGAGTTCGTCCGGGATGTTCGCGACCGGCTTCGGTCTCACCGGCTGCACCTCTGCCTGATACTCCTCGAAGTCGCTCGGGTTGAACCGATGGTCCGAGACCTGACGGAAGGTCACCCTGCTGTTGTACTTGCCGTTCAGTGTCGCGACCGGGCGCAGCACGCGCGAGAGGTCGTGCGTAGAGTCGACGGTGTAGCCCATGTCAGCCGCACGGTCGATCGCCAGCTGCTGCCAGCCTCGCACGATCGCAGCGAGGCGGTCGCGCTCGCCTGCCTCCTCGATCACGTACGGCTCTCGGAACAGCCAGTAGACGTGCGTGCCGCCGCCCGTCTCGATGATCCATGTCGGGTCCATGGGAAGCGCCGACAGGATGCGGTCCGCCTCTGCCTGCGAGGACGGTAGTCCCTTCTTCTCGTGGCCTGCGCCTGCCACGTCTACGTCGAGCCAGACTCCGGGCACGACTGCCGTCGTGTTCGCATAGCCGCGCGCGTACAGCAGCGTCGCGCTGTCGTCGCGGTTCCGTCGCCGCCGCTCTTCCAGCGCAGCGTCGTGCTCTTGCAGGCACACGCCGTAGTAGAGATCCGTGGCAGGCGACATCGTTGCGTAGACGTCGCCTGCCTTCTCGACACTGCTGCACCAGCTAGAACGCTTGTCCGCAGCAGTCCACAACACGAGCCGATGCTCGGCAGTGATCGCGTCGCCGTAGAGGTCATTCAGGAACGCCTCGAAGGCGCTGCGATCGTTGCTCGTCATCAGCCCTGTCCGTCAGCCTCGAAGGCGTTGTAGTCCTGCAGGCGCGCCATGAACGACTTGCCGATCTCGACCATCGTGTCAGCCTGCTCGGCGTCGAGGTCCTTCACGTACGTGACGTCGAGCATCGAGTACGAGATGCCCGTCGCGCTCTGCGCGCTCTTGAGACCGATGCGCGTGACGACTCCCTCGAACCGCTTGCCGTTGTCAATCAGCCTGAGCACGTAGTTCTGCAGAGCCTTCAGCGACGTCGCCGGAACCTGCATCACTGCCGGGATGCGAGAGCCCTCGCGGAAGAAGAACAGCACGGAGAAGTCCTTGCAGTCCTTCCCGTTGCCGCCTCCCCGGTTGCTGCCGAACTTGCCCCACGGGCATTCGCTGCACAGGTGCTTCCCGTCCGGCGCGTCGTCGGTCAACGTGTTGTTGCCGTAGCCGTGGATGCCGTCTGTCGAAGAGCACGACGGACGAGCGCCGCCGCCTGCGTCTTCGAGCGGCTTCGACCACCACGCCTTCTGCCTGCCCTTGATCGCGACGAGGATCACATCGAGATGCTGATGCACCTGCTGCCCGTCGAGGTCGTCCACCATGAAGGCTGTCATGCCTCCGAGCGGCAGCTTGATCCGCTGGAGCAGCGACTCAGTGATGCCAAGCTGATCGAACGCCGCGAGCATCGTCTCCTTCGCTTGCGGTTGGTCCACGATGGCGAAGCCCGAAGGCTCCACGGTTGCTAGCTTCGTCTCGCTCTTCTTCTTCTCAGCCATTGCTGTTGGCCTCCAGGGTACGGACGGCGGCTGCCGTCTTGGACTCCGAGGTTGCCGCGCTGCGACGTCCGCGCAGCGAGACGATCTCCTCGGTCTCGATGACTTCCGCCAGCGCGGCCGGAAGCATCTCGCCGTTGGCGAGGTGCTCGCGGACGTACGCCGACAGAGTGTTGCTGTTGTAGTTCTCCGAGACGAGATCGGCGAGACCGTTCGCCTTCAGGGTCGCGACGACCTGCGGACGGTTGCCGTCCTTCGGCTTCGCAACGAGGAGCTTGTGCGTGTAGAGCGTGACGCTTCCGTTTCCGGTGCTGACGGAGAGCCGCTCCATCTGGTTGTTGCGAAGCTCTTCGAGGAGCAGCGGTTCCAGGGCAGCGATCTCTGACTTGACTGCACGCAGCTCGTCCTCGACCTCGCGCTTGCGCGCGATGAGCGAACCGAACTGCTTGGCAAGGTTCATGTCCATGAGTTCAAGAGGTAGGGGTTGGGTTGCTGATGCCGTCGAGAACAGCCTCGACGACTTGCTTGCGATCGCGCAGCGCGCGGTAGACCTTCTCGTCGATCGTGTCGCGCGCGACGAAGTGGTAGTAGACGACCGGGCGACTCTGCCCCGGACGGTGGACCCGCGCGAGGCTCTGCTCGTAGTCGCCGAGGCTGAACCCTGTCGAGAGGTAGCAGCAGTAGCGCGCTCGGGTGAGGTCGATGCCCGTACCGCCGCTCTGGATCTGTACGGCGAGCACTGGTGCCTCGCCTGCCTGCCATGCCTCAAGCTCGCGGCGGCTGCCGCTGAGTTCCAGCGAGGCGCGGCCCGTCGCCTTGGCAGCCTCGTGGACGGCGGTGAGGTCTGAGGAGAAGCGCCCGAACACAACGACAGGCTCGTCGCCGGGCAGGTCTTCGAGGAGGTCACGCAGCGCGTCCTGCTTCGCCGTGTCGACCTGCTGCAGGATGAGGTCGTCGCCTTGCTCGACGGTGACGCGCCCGCTCGTCAGCTGCTGCAGACGCAGGAGCTTCACGAGTGCGTTCGCTGCAGTGATCTCGCCCGTCTCGACCTGCGCAGTGAAGTCGCGGTCGAGGTCCTCGTAGAGGCGGCGCGCCTTCGGCGTGAGGTCTATCTTGCGGTGCTCGTGGAGTGCGTCGGGCAAGTCGAGCACGCTGCGGTCAGCCTGGAACGTGAAGCGCGCCAGCTTCTCGCGCAGCTGCTCCATGTTCTGGTAGCCCATGACCTGCTTGCCTTGGAAGCCGCCCATCTGCGCGTACTGCCTGCGGAAGCGAACGAAGCTCCAGCCGAAGAGCGTCGGCGCGAGCGCGCGGAACTGCCCGTACACATCCAGCGGCGAGTGCGGCATCGGCGTGCCAGTGAGCGCGAGACGCCTCGTGCACGTCTGCGCGAGGCGCGAGACCCAGCGCGAGGTCGTGCCGTTCGGCGACTTGATGCGGTGCGACTCGTCGAGGACGAGCAGGTCATGCTCGACCTTGCGCAGCCAGTCGCCTAGCGGTGCGCTCCGGGCGGACTCGTAGTTCACCACGATCGCGTAGGGCTTGCCGTACGCGCGCGCCTTCGCCACCTC